AACGTGCCACTGCCGCTGGTACTGCGGATGCCGTATTCGTAAGTGCGGTCAGCTTGACCGATGCCGGTGGTATCCAGTGCGTCGCGGTTGATGTTCAGCGTGACATCACGCACCTTGGCGATTGCGGTGCCGTTGAACCGTAATTCAGCGGTAGCGGAGGTTTTAATCGCCATGACGTATACCCTTTAGCTCATTCTAAGCTCAGCGGTCAATCTGACTGTTACGTTGGACCTACCTGGTGCGACGCTTTCGACTTGCGGCGTCGAGCCTTCGGTGAAGCACCAACTTAGTCCGGCACCTGTTGCGCTTGCATCGAGCCATGTGGTGAGCGTGGCATCGGCGCCGTTGAACAGAATGTCCGGCAGCGTGAGGCTATCGACTGAACCTTTTGCGGTGTTGTATGCGTTAAGGATTGCGGAAGCGTTTGCGTCGCTGATGTTATTGAACTGCAGCGACAGCGTGGCGCGGCTTGGGCGGCTGCCCCATAACCTGCGAGTTATCACGCCGGACTGAGAAGTCTGCGTAGTGGTTTGCCATGCAGGTGCGGTGAAGCTCCTAGCGGTTGGTTCGATGCTCGGGAAGGTGGTTGCCATCAGTCTTGGATCTTCCAGTTACCGGCAGTATCAAAACCATCGGCAACTTCCAAGATGCCGGAGCTGTTAACAGGCATGTGCATTGCTTCTATTGTAAATGTGCCCTCATCATCTGGCGTGATGCGCTCCACCTGATACACGCGGACCTGCGTTGACGGCAGCTTGACGGTGAAAACGATGCCGGTTGGTCGTGCGGTTTTGCCGCTGACGCTCAGTGTCATGTCGGCAGGTGGTGTGCCTTCGGTGCCATCCCAAGCAATCACGTCGTAGCTGCCGTTTGCCAGTGGCTTTGTGCTGACCAAGGCACCTTCGGGTGTGACGACGCCGTTGTTGAACTCGTCGTACTCGGTTTCATCCATGGCGACCTTGATGTAGTCACCGGGTGCCAAGCCTGCGGTCAAGCCGTCGTGCGTGGTCTTGAAGGTAATGGTGTGTGTTGGGATGCGGCGCATCCTGACCAAGAACTTGGCGGCATCGATCGCATGAGCGCGGCTGGTGCAATATGCCGACATGTCAAGCTGCTCGATCGGATCGGTCTCGGATCCGGTGGCCTCACGCACCAGCACTTCACGCACCACTGGGAAGAGGCCGGGACTGGTCAGATCGTTGCTGGGACGTTCTTCACGGTAACGAACGGAAACTTGGATCGGGTCGCGGTCTTCGGGATCGAAGTATTGAAGCTGGAAGCTACCTTCTGCAATGTTGCCTGCGGTGAACAGACCAGCGATTGACACAGCAGTGAACGAGATTGCGGGCCTGAGGAAGTACTTGCCGTCGATCTCGCCGGACTGCAACAGGTGCGTGGCGGCCAAGTCGGCTGCCCATTGCCGGATGTTGATTGGTTCTGCGACGGCAGCATCGTAGAAATACTTGCGATCCAGGCACCACTGCGCGGCAGTTGCGAACTCAGTGGTGTCGATCATGTAGGACTTGATGAACGAACCAGCGCCGTAGCGGGTGTTTGTCATCAGGTCGTACAGAACATCCGGGAACAGATGGGTTGCGCCGGAGCCACCAAGCATTTTTGTGCATTCCTTGCCGCCGGTTACATAGCTGGAGAACTGCGCGAACTGCTGCCATTCCGCTGATGAACGGATGTTGATGCCGACTAAGGCAAGGTCGTCATACAGTGGCGCTACCGAGTTTGGAACGATCTCGTTGACGTAAACGATTTCGTGCTCGGGGCCAGACTCGGCGGAGCTATTGATCTCGGAGTAAACAAATGTCTCAGCGAGTTTGCCATAATCGTCGATGTAGGTATTGGTGTCAACTAACGGCAGACCGCGCAGTGTGCGGCCTTCGTAGCTGTAATCATCGTCAAGTTCAGCAACGGCTTTGCCGTAGTTGATGCCAAAGTTGGTTTCGTTCAACGCAACTGATTCGCCATTGAATACAGCTGTCGTTCCATTCTCGCTGACGGTGGTGCGGCCTTTCTTGGGGTCGAGCACATACAGCGTGGCGCCGGAACCGTAGTGGCTGTTGCGGATTTCAAAGCCAGACAGCGGTTCAAACATGAACTCGCGCTGCTTGATGCTGCTGAACTCCAAACGGATGTAGTTGAAAACAGACTGCTGCGTTTCGCTGCGGACACCGTAAGCGTGGGTCAGCGTTGTCCAACTGCTGCTGGTAATGTCGCGGTATTTGATCTTGAAGAATGAGTAGCGCTGAACTGGCGAGGTGATAACACCGCTTTGGTACAACGAACTCTTGATTTCGTCGATGTCGGCGTTCGCAAACTCTTCGCAGTAATTTGTGTCAGCAAACTCGTAGGTCTTAGCGTCGCGGAAGTTGCACAGGTTGTTGATTCTGATGCCGAGCGTGGATTTCAAGCCAAGCTCTACAGCCTGACAGCCGCGTGTGGTAGCAACCTGGCCTCGGGCATAACGCAGCAGATGCCCACCAGTTGTAGCTTTTTCACGTGAACCGGCATCGCCACCAACGTCAATCAAATGCGCTTCGGTGTAACCCTTAACAAGTCCAGCCTCAACGACACTGAATGTTGCGCTAACTGTGACCGCACCAACGCTGCTGCCATCAAGATCGGCTTCGGAAACAAACTGGTCTTCGGTGCGTGTTGTGCAAACCGCAAGTGCAGTACCGATTTTGTAAACCTCACCAACGACAATCTTGTCGTCCCAGCCTTTTTGCAAAGACGCCACGGATGATGCAACGTCGCGTGCTTCAACCTGATCGGCACCAGTGCCGAATGTAGTGGCCCAGTCACTGTTGTAAAACAGTTTGTAAGTCAGCGAATCCCCAACAGCGACAGACTGCTCAGTGTTATCTCCGATAATGCCGCTGAAAGTTGAAAAGTCAGCGCGGAATTTGTTGCGACGATTGATCTGCTGAGCATCGTTTGGACAATCAACCTGCAGGCGGCCATCGGTGGTATTTGCTTGGTACTGACTGCGAACACCTGGCCGGATGACAGGGTTGACCTTGTACATCAGGTCATTGCCAATCGGTGCATAGACGCCGAACGTGGTCTGCGTGCTCGGGCGATTGGATGAGCAGAAGTCTTGCTGCTCACCTCCATTCCAGTACACCTGAAATACATCGGAGCTGCTGGAGCTGCCGTCATCGTTAGCTTCAGTGCGACCAAGAACGCGATCCGTCCCAGCAATGCGGCCACCATCGGGGCTGAAGTACACCGTGACACGAGCGCCTTGTTCGGTTGCGGAGCTGTTGTCGAAGACGTAGCCCTGCAGCGTATTGGAGCCGATCGCAAATCCAGCAGTATCGAGACTGCTTACAGTGCCTTCACCAAGAAGGAACACACCACGCAGCATCTGGCCGCCGCCAAGACTCAAGATTTGGTTCCACAGCATCGGCATGTTGATCCTGATGCCGCCGTAGTAGCTGCCGCTGATCGATTCACGTTTGGCGTAAACGATCGGGATGATACTGCCGAGTGTGGCAATATCCTGCTGACTGTCGAATCCGTACCGTGGCGCAAACCTGCTGTTGCGGATGATCGGATCGGTAATGTCCTGCGTCTGACGTGGCTGCCCTGGTGCTTGGCCGGGTTGCGGAACTGTTGGCTTGAGTAGCGCCGAAACCGCCAACGCACCAAGGCCGACCACGAGGTTGGCGATGGCGATTACGGTGGCAACCTCAGCCACCACTGCAGGTTGCGGGCCTTCGGCTGCGCGTTTTCGTACCTCAATTTGAAAATGACGGTACTGCTCTTCCGTCAGACCAAGAATGTCGGCAAGGTAGCGATCAGAAGGCAGCATCATTTGAACTTCCTGAATTTCAGCGGTTTACAACGATCCAGTGGCATCCATTGAACGCCACGGCGGTGGTGGACGTGGAGCAAGCCGTTATCAACAACAATGCCAACGCCGATTGTTCGCGCAGTGGAGAACAAAGTAACCGCGTACTCCTCTGGGGCGTCTAACGGTATTGTACTTTGCTCGTAAAGTCGCACTAACTCTTGATGCGCTCCTTTCTCAGCTAAATCAAGCCAGCTTGAATCAAATGCAGGGTGTGAGATACCCGCATCATCAAGAACGTTCCAGGTCATGATTAAGCAGTCGGCGCCGATGCCGTTGCGTGGATCAGCGCGGAACTTATGCGGCAGGCCGATCCATTGGCGCCACATCAGCTCACCACCAATGCGCCGGATGTGGGTAATGCACCAACCAATGCGGTGCTAAGCGTGCGACGCGGCACTTGCGCTTTGACGGCATCGAGCGGTGATGTCAGCTTCAGCACCACGCGGGTGGTGTCCATGTCGTAGGAAGCAACGCGCCAGATCTCGGATGCAGCCAGTGCTTCATCGGCAAAGGTCAACGGATCAAGGCTGACGGTTTTGATCTCCAGCATGTAGCGGTTCTGCACCGCTTCGGCGAATAGGTTGACGGACAGTGCATCCGTACCAGCCACGAGTGATGCGCTGGAGCGGTCACCGCCGCGAGCACCTCCGCCGGATGATACGGCGAATGGCGCGAAGCTGTAGGTGATGCCGTCGTAGACACGCTGCTCGTTGATGCTGAAGTTCTGGTACGGCGTGCCGGTGTAAGCATCAGCCTGCGTCTTGAAGCGAACGTAATTGACGAATGCGTAGGCGCTCATAGTCCGACCTTGCTCCGTGTCCGCACTGAATTTTGCAGCGTTTGTAGCGTCAACGCACGACCGCGTTCGGCTGCTTCGGCCATTCCCTTACGATGCTGCTCAGCGCTTACGTACTCGACGCCATTAATCACGGTTGATTCGTATTTTACGTTGATCGGACCAGCGGATTGCATTGCCTGTGCGGTTTGCGTTGCCTGGCTGATCGATTCTGCATTGCGGGTGAATGGAAGCTGAGCCATGCTCGCTTGTTGCATCGCTTCGTTGGAGGTGATGCTGCCCTGCTGGAATGGGACGAACAACTCAGGACCGCGTTCGCCGACGATGTAAGGCTGGTTTGCGTTGACGGGGCCGCCGTTGGCGCGAGTGCCGAAGCCAAGGAAACTGAGGATGCCACCACTACCAGCAGGGCCAGCGAGTTGATTTAATCCAAGGTTCAGGAAGAAGCTACCAAGCTGGCTCAATGTATCGCGCAAGATGTTATTCCAATCAGCCGTGCCATCGATCAAGCCATCGATCGCGCCACGTAACTGATTGCCGATGATTTCACCAGCGCCGGCGAGGGCTTCGTTCAGTAGATCAACTTGATTCAGCTGATCTTCTAGCGCAGCATTGCCACGGATCAAGTTTTCAACCCGCTGAGCTTCTGCATCTCCCAATCCACTGGTTGCGTTTTCAATTTGGATTATTAGCTCCTCTTCTTTTCTGCGACCATTCAGTTGAGCCTCAAGCAACCTGCGTTGCTCCTGTAAGGGACGCAACTGATCTTCAAATGCTTTTGCTTTGTCGATTTCAGCGCTTACGCCTTGAGCCAATGATTCGCCAATGGCGAGGCCTGCTTCCATTTGGGAAATCGTATTCGCTTGCGCCTCGGCATCTGACCGCTGGCTGGGTGAAATGTTTTCAATTTGCTTTTTCGCATCCAATCGATCAAACTCGATTTCAAGCAATCGCTTTTCAAGTGGTGATTGAAGCTGTAAAAGTTTAATCCGCCGTTGCTGCTGATCTAATAGAGTTTTGCCTGCTTCGGCAGCACGTTCCGCTTCTTTTGCCGCGCGCTGGGCACCCTTAGCTGCGCCTGCGCCCCTGGCCGCTGCACCACCGCCTCCTCCCAACAGTTCAGGCACTCTAGGAGTTTCTAGCGTAGGCGCCTTTGTTTCCACCTGGATTTGACCAGTCTCATATCCAAACCGCTCGATTAAATCGCGGAATCGTTCATCTCGTAGTTGCGTAAATGTAGCAGGGTCAATCTTGCCGCCACCGCGCAAGAGAGCTATTTCTTGCGCTTCTCTGCCAGCTTGCTGAAACAATTGATTTCTTTGTTGTGCGTTGATGCCAAACTGCTGGATCCTGCGGCCTGCGGCCAATGCGTTATTGATTGAATTGACGACACCAATTGCTTGATCAAGAATGGTCTGCAATGCTGGCGATAGCACTTGCCCAAGCGCTTGCGCTGTTCTAGTGATGCCATCTTGCAAAGTGCTAAATTTGCCAGCCAATGTGTCCGACTGAGCAATTGCGCCGTTTGCGTATTTACCGCCAGTGTTGGTAAGGTTTTGCAGCGCAACATCTACAGCCTCTGCGCTAAATCTGCCTTTCTCTAATGCCTTTCTAAATTCTTCACCTGTCAGCCCATACATTCTTTGCAGTTCGCTCTGCAGATCGATGCCGCGTTCTTGCAGTTGCAATAGCTCTTCGCCCTGCAACCTGCCCTTGGCTTGGATCTGGCCAAATGCTGTGGCGATACCGCCAAGATCCGCACCTGTCGCGCCAGCAACGTCACCTAATCGGCGCGTAGTGTCAACCAGCTTCTCTGTTTCAACGCCAAACGCACTTAGTCGTTTTGCTGTATCGATTAGCTCAGTGCTAGTAAATGGCGTTACTGCACCAATGTCTTGCAGTTGCTGGACAATTTTCTGAGCTGTTTCAAGGCTGCCCGTTAACACTTTAAGGCTACGGGTTTGCGTTTCAAGTTCAGCAGTGCTGACAATAGTGAACTTAAGTGCCTGCAATGCAGCGGCAGCGGTGATGATCCCGCCTATCGCTTTTCCTAATTTGTTGAATCCGCCAGCAGCTTGGCTTGCG